AATCTTTTCAATTAATTTTTAAAATCTTTTCTAAAATTTTTCTAAAATCTTTTCTAAATTTTTAATATTTTTATTTTCAAGATAAATTTTTAATTCACACTTATTTACATCAGCGTTTATTAATTTTGATGGTTCATCATATTTAAATACTGTGAAAATTTCTCTTATATCATTTATTTCATTATATTCTTCTGTAAACGTATATTTTTTCAATTTAATTATATCTTCAATTGTATCATATTTTTTAAATAACGTATTAACAGTATTTATTGCTAAACTTGGTACATACGGTAAATAATCACAACCAGATAATATACAAAAATCAATAAATTTAGCATTGTTAAATTTAATTTTATCTATAAATTGTTTAATATCAATTTCAATAATATTATTTTTAATAGAACTTTTTAATACTTTTGTACCTCCAAATGTAAATACATCTGTATCATCTGTTACAATATAATCAATTATACCTTTATTTTGTAAATAAACACAATATTTTTCAGCTTCGTCGGGTGCATCATAGTAATTTATTCCCATTAAATCTAAGGTTTCTTTCACTTCTTCTATATGGTACTTTGTCACATTTATAATTTGCATTGATAATTTATTAATTTCATTATCAATTTCTTTTTTTTCTATATCGGTTTTTGGATTTAATTGTTGTAATAATTCAATTTTTTCATAAATTTTTCTTTTAATTGCTTGACGTTTTTTTAACGTTATTTTTTTTTGTACAGGTGGTATACCATCAAAAATAAATATCGGGGTTATATTGAATCTTTTATAATAAAGAATTCTATTCATAAATCCGATTATATGCGAATTAACGCACGATGTATCTAAATTACTAATATGCCTATATTTATATAATAAGATACTCGCATCAATTCCAAATACGTATCCATTATATTTTGTAATTGGATTTATGGTTATACATTCGGGGCATACTTTTTTAATAAATGTATTGAAACCTCTAATACCCATTATTATTATATATATATAACGTCTTTAAATATTTTAATTTACCGTAATTACTTTATTACTTTATTACTTTATTACTTTATTACGTTATTACTTTATTACTTTACTTTATTACTTTATTATTCATCTATAATGATACATTTTTTTTTAGTTTGTTCATTTTTATTTAATAATTCGTCTTTATCCATAAATTTTTTGGTACTTTTTTGTTTGTTTTTATTTTCACGTTGTTCTTCCCGATATTTTCTTTTAATATATTCTTGATGTTCATCTAATCCAATTACTCTATAATGAATAACTTCTTTCCAAAAATCAATTAAAATATGTATATTATCATTAATCCATTTCATATCTTTTGCGATTCTAACTATATTGAGTTTATTTGTTTTGGGGCAAAATTCTATAAAATCTGCTATATTTAAATTACAAATAAATAAATTAAGTTGAACTTGTGGATAATAATATTCCGGGATATAACCATCTTTAATTGGGCGACGGTATGGACACTTTACTTCAATAAGAATAGGTTCTTCATCTGGGTCGTATAAAGATTGTACAATACCGTCCGGACTACCAGCTAAAAAATCGTATCTCGCATCGTAATGTTCAAATTCTGTGTGAACATCATTATAACAAATACAACCAAAATTATAATTAACTTTACCGGTAATTCTACAATATAATTCAATTGCGGTATCTTCATACTTCTGACCGTGAAGAGTCGCAACATTACTAACGAACGGTTTTGGGTCATAACCGCATTTTTTAAAAAGTAATTCATGTGGTTTTGAATATGGATTTATACCTAAAACTGTTGCAGCGTCACTTGATGTTAATTTTGTATGTCTTAGTGCAAACCATTCTGGGCTGCGTTGTTCGTGTTGTGGTAATTTAAGTAATTTTTCAATTTTATAGTGAACCATTACGTATAATTTATTAATAAATTAATTAAGTCTTTAAATTATAAATATTTTTGTCATTATTTAATAATTTAATAATTAAATTATTTGAAGACTAAATTACTTTATTTATTTTTTTAAGTTTATTGTAATAATAGTAATATTGTTTTTTATTTTCCTTTATTTTTTCCATTATATCATACGTTTCAAGTTCTTTACGTAAATTTTTTATTACTTTTTTCAATTGTTCTATGAGTGGTGTATAATAAACCAACTGATAATGTGCGTTTTGCATTTGAGTATAAGTATAATTACCATTTATATTTTCTGATACATCTAAATAAAAATTTAAAGTACTATCTGGTGATTGTAATTCTCTAAATTCAGATAATTTATTTTCATAATATGATATTTTTCTATTATATTCTATAATTATATCTTCAATATTTTGTTTATAATGTTGTTTATTTTGTATAATAATTTCCCGATGTAGTTCTAATGGTAATTCATTAAATTCTTTACCGAAGTAATTTTTATTTATCTTTTTCATAGTAATATAAATAATTATTTTTTTTTTCGTTATTAGTTTATGTTACGTTAGTTAGTTAGTTTTTTTAGTTTATTATAGTAATAATAATATTGTTTTTTATTTAAATTTACTTTCCCTATAATATCTGATAGTTCTTTACGTAAATTTTTTATTTCTTTTTTCAATTGTTCAACAAGTGGTGTATAATAAACCAAATGATAATGAGCGTTTTGCATTTGAGTATAAGTATAATTACCATTTATATTTTCTGATACATCTAAATAAAAATTTAAAGTACTACCTGGTGATTGTAATTCTCTAAATTCAGATAATTTATTTTCATAAGATGGTAATTTACGATGATATTCTATCGTTGCATCCGCAACCTTTTGTTGATAATATTGTGTATTTTGTAGAATAATTTCCCTTTGTAGTTCTAATGGTAATTCGTTAAATTCTTTACCAAAGTAATTTTTCATTTTTAGTTTTTAATTATTATTTATTTTTTATTTTTATAATTATAATTTATTTTTATAATGAACTTTTATGTGAATACAATATATTATAGTTATAATTTAAAAATAAATAATTATTACAAATATTACAAATTATTACAAATTAAACGTCTAAGATATAAATTAAAACAAATCATAAATATTAGTGACTGCGTAAAATTTTTGCAAAGTATTTGTAAAAGCGATAATTGTTCTGATAATATACTTAATAAAATCTATATATTATATTTATATGAATCACCTACTGAGACAGAAATTCAAACTATATCAATATTACAACAAAAGTATCAAAATAAATTAAATATAGAAGAATATGCTTGTACTACGTTGTGGTGTTGTATTATTTATTACATTGTAAATTTACCTAAAATAAAACGACAACACTCGTGGTAATTAATTGTAATTAATTTTAATAAATTTTAATAAATTTTAATTAAAGTCTTGAACTCGCACCTAATAATGTACCCTTATTCGTGTTTCCGTGTTTACTTCTTTTAGGACTTTGATTTTTATATATTTGCTTATTCGGGTTTTGATTTTTATATATTTGCTTATTCGGGTTTTGTTTATTACGATTGTATCTATTATTTCTTTTATCTAATCTTACAGAATAATCGTCCCATTTATTATATAAGTCTCTTTTCCAATTACGTCTTCTTTTTCCTCTTGGGTGATAGCCATATGGTCCATTAAACCACCTGGAAGGATTATACCAAGGATAATAATATAAATCATACTCTAAATTTAATGGTATACCATCTGGTGATGTACCCATATAATAATATCTCGTATAGTCTTTACTAAAATAAGGTCCATTATGGTCACCAAGTTCAGCAAAAAAGATTGGTCTTCTTCCAATATTTTTTTCTATAATTACTAAATTTGGACAATGTGATTTATGTAAAAGTTCATCCGTGTGATAATATTTATTTTGAATCGCATCACATGATAAATCTAAATCAGTAAAATCATCTACTAAAAATTTAATATTAAACATATATATAATTACAGATATTACTAAAATTATTAGTAATATTTTCCATATCCAACCAAATGATAATAGTTTTAAAATCATTAATATTATTATCATTTAATTTTTTATTTTATTTTAATTTATTTTAATTTTTCATTTCTTTAACTTTTTTAACTTTAATTTTGTATTTTTTAACTTTTATTTCTTTAACTTTTTATTTTATTTGATTTTAATTTTTAACTTTTTTATTTTTTAACTTTTATTTCTTTAACTTTTTTAACAGCGATACCCGGTTTTTTTTTTGTTTTTTCAATATCAAGTTGTTCCACTTGTGTTGCGTGTTTATCATTGTAATTATTTTTATGATAATTCCATAGTTCCTTTGAACCAATTTTAAATTTCCTATTCGGTTTTGCCCTATACCAAAAAATACAATCACTAATTTTATTACTTCTTGAAGTATTATCAAGTACTAAACAGTCAAATCCCTCTGTACACGAATTCATAACTTCTCTAAATGTATCTACATGCGGAAATATTCCAAAAAAATTTTTATAAAGTTTGTCTTGATTTTGTATTATATTTTCCCGAAGAATAAATACAAAATCAATATTCGTACGTAAATCCGGTGGTAAATCCATACAATATTGCATCGTTAACATAAAAGTAATACGCCAATGACGTCCATTCATAAATATACCACGAATATTCGGGTCTTTAATCATTCTTTTATCATACATACAATCATCTAATAATACAAACGCATCATTAGATATATCTTTCTTACCTGGATTTTTAGCAACTGCTTTTTTTTGACGTGTTATAATTTGTTGAATTATCTCTGGTTTATATTCACTATGAATAAATATATCTGGTATATACGATGAATAAAATGCATTACCGTCTTCTGTCGCTGATATAGCAACACCCATTGGTATATTTCTACAATGATAAAGTATATCTGACACTAATGTACTTTTACCAGTTCCACGTTTACCGATAAATACACAAGTTGCTGGACCAGCACCATTTACACGTCTTTCTTCAATTTGTTTAGGATTAAATTTACTAATTTGAAGACTCATTAAGTGTCCTTAAATTAATATATTTTTTTGTTTTATAAATATGTAACGAAAAATAGTAACGAAAAATAGTAACGAAAAATGGTCCGTAATTATTGTTTCATAATTTTTATTCTAAGGTATTATTTTCCCAAAAATTATCGGTCATTATCGTTTCATCATTTCCGGTCTTTATATATGCTATACCTAAACTTATACATATTGCGACTAAAACTGATATAATTAAATATTCTACATTAAAATCATCATTTTCCTTTTTTGAATTATCAATAGTGTTTGATAAAATATAATAAATAATAAATATTGTAATTAATACAACACATATATTGAACGTGTTAAATTCGTAAAATTCTAACATTTATTATTTAATACTTTTATTATATTCAATTATTTTACTTATAATTATTTTACTTATAATTATTTAGATTATTATATTATTCTTTTATTCGTTTATTCGTTTATTCGTTTATTCAAAGATGTAAAATAATCTATTGTTCTTTTTAACCCCTCTTCGAAAATAATAGTTGGTTTCCACCCAAGTTTTTCCAGTTTTTCGCTCGTTATAAGATACCTAAAATCATTAAATTTTCTATCCGGAACATATTCTATAAATTCATCACCATCTTTATTTTTAAGAATTTTGATTAACATTTTTGCTAAATCATTTATTTTATAACATTCATTACACGCAATATTATAAACTTCACTTATATTACCTTTTTCATATATAGTCAATAATGCGTCTATAACATTATCAACATATATAAAATGTCTTTCGGTAAATCCTTCACCGTGTATATAACATTTATCAGAATTTAGCAAATTACTAATAAAAGATGGAATAACTTTTTCCGGGTATTGACGAGGTCCAAATACATTATTACATCTTACAATTAAAATAGGTAAATTAAATGAATAATAATATGAACTTGCTAATAATTCCGCACCGGCCTTTGTAGCAGAATATGGATTAGTTGGTTTTAATAAACTTTTTTCGGTACATTCAGATTCATCCTGTTTAACTTCACCATATACTTCATCTGTTGACATATGAATAAATTTTTCAATTTTTGTTTCTTTTAGTTCATTATATTCACGCATACATTCCAGTAAATTATGTGTACCAACTATATTATCCATTGTAAATTGTGTGGAATTATAAAATGAATTGTCTACGTGAGTTTGTGCGGCAAGGTGAAATATAACATTAATTGTATATTCATTTAATATAAAACTAACTAATTCTTTATTACAAATATTCCCTTGAATAAATTTATATTTATTCTCAATATTTTGCGTATTATCATAAGAACAATAATCAAGTTTATCTAAATTAACGACAAAATGCCCAAGACTAACTAATCTATCTACTAAATGTGAAGCAATAAAACCAGACCCACCAGTAACGAGGATATTTTTAATATTTTCTATTTTGGTCATTTTACTTAAAATAAAATAAAATAATATTAATAATTATAACGTAAATAATTTTAATTTATCATACGTAATAAATTTACCCAAATGTTTTAACTTAATAATTTGTAATTTGTTCAATTTGTAAATCATATAATCCGGTATTACTATTTTTTTCAGGATAATCTTTACTTGGATTTAAATTATCATTCATTATATAACCATTGATAATATTATCAGAATTTTGATTAAATTTTAATACTAATTTTTTAACAAGTTCTACGTTAAATTTTTTATTGCAACAACATGTATCTTTACCACCACAATCATAACTTTGCAATTTTCCACAGTTATCGCACAATTTATTATAATTTATATCACTTAAACATCGATTATTTGTAAATATACCAATTACAGCTTTTTTCCATATTTCTTTAAATTCGTCTGTTGGTTCACAATCTTTTCCGCCGTCTGTTAATGGTTTATTTGGTACAAAAATATCTACTTCATTTTCAGTATATAAATTCACAAAATCACCTGAATTATATCTTTTAACTATTGATTTCCATAATTTATGATTATTACCAAAATTCATAATTACATTAAGTTTTTTATGTAAACTTTCAATAAAATATTTCCATGATGTTCTTCTAATTGGTGGTTGGGTAATACCCCAGCTTGCTTTTATAATTTTTTCACCTTTATTAAAAAATGGATCATTATCATCGGTATATTTATCTAATATTACTTTATCAGCTCCAATATAGGTGTTAGGATTACCATTTGGTAATATTTTATCATTATATATTCCTGCAAGATTTGGTCCTTGAAAATTACTCTGTAATCCACAACCGGCTTGTGCTAATTGTCGTCCTTTTTTAGAATTTAATAAATTATTATACTCACCTGTTATTTCTTTATCAGTAATATCACTGGGTTCTATATTTCCACTCATAATTCCGGGAATATAACCTTTATTATTAGTATTAATTTTTTTATCTAAAAATCTGTTATATCTACCAATACTGGCAGAATCAACAATTGACATACATGCTGAATATTTTTTTAATAAATTAATATCTAAAATTATACCAATATTCATATCTATTGGTTCAATGTCATGACCTATTAATGGTCCAAAAAGAACCGATGGAAAATCTGCTCTCATATAAGACGTATCAAGTGCATAACAACTTGTTCCATTTGAGATTGTATTTTTATTCATTATTTTTTGTATATCTTTAAAATCAAATCCTTCACAACTATTAACCGATAAACATTTATTTTTTTCACTATTATTAATTATTATAGTCTTATAATCACTTTTACCATTACACGCATAATTAGTATCAAACATACTAATTAATAATCCACCATTCGGTAATTCCTCGTCATTATTTACTGAAAATGATAAATTATTATACATTTTTATTATATCATTTTTATTTATTGACGAATTATTTTGTTTCTTTTGGTGATGCGGTGTAATGGTTGGACATCTTCCCATTAAACCATAATATGATACTTTTTGAAATTTGTCTAAATTTGAAAACCGGTCTTTTATTAAAAAAATTAATAAAAAAACTATTATAACAACCAAAATTATTGTAATTATAAACATATTTAATATTTTTATAATTACAATAATTATTTATTTTAATTTATTTTATTTTAATTTATTTATTATTTTGTTATTATTTTGTTTTAATTTGTTTTATTTTGTTTTATTTTGTTTTAATTTTGTTTTAATTTTGTTATTATTTATTTTAATTTAATTTAACAAAATGATTTAAAAATTAACTTAATTTAACACTATACCATATATGGTAAAATATAGTTGCGGACAGTGTGGTAAAGAATTTTCTCAAAAATCACAATATGACTCCCATAATAGACGAAAAACTCCTTGTGTAAATAATGATAATGATAATGATAAGATTAAAAAATGTGTAGATAAAACAGTTGATGATAATTTGATTATTGAAAATGAAAATGTACAAACTCCGTGTAAAGAAATCAGATATATTGATCTATGTTCGGGGATTGGGGGATTTAGAGTAGCATTAAATAATATATATAATTTGAATACACAATGTGTTTTATCAGCAGATATTAAACAAGACGCAATTGATACATATAACATAAACTTTGATGAAAATAATAAAATAACAGATATATATTCATTAAAAAATGAGGAAATAGAACCATTTGATTTATTATGTGCGGGATTTCCGTGTCAACCTTTTAGTTCCGCTGGACAAAAAATGGGATTTTCGGACAAAAGAGGTGGTATGATATTCAAAATTATTGACATATGTAAATATCATAAACCTAAATATGTTGTTTTAGAAAATGTATATAACCTAATGACACTTGAAAAAGGGGATTGTATAAAAAAAATAAAAGATATGTTTGAACAATTGGGATATAACGTAACGTATAAAAAGTTTAATTCTTGTAATTTTGGATGTGCTCAATCACGTGAAAGAGTTTATATTGTGTGTACTATTGATATATTTATTAATTTAGAAAATGTTAAATATAAACATAATGTTAAGTTGAATAGTGTAATAGATAATTCAGTTGAATCAAGTAATATTGATAAAATCTTTTGTGAAAAAATACTACATATCCATAAAGAAACACCGGTATTCGGTTGTAAAATTGGCGATAAGCGTGGTGGTAAAAATAATATTCATTCTTGGGATATTGGATATAATGGTGTATTAAATAATGAGGAAAAAGAACTATTGAAACAAATTATGCTAAACCGAAGGAAAAAACATTGGGCGGAAAAGAAAAAAATTGTATGGATGGATGGTATGCCCCTTACATATGAAGACATACGTTCATTTCACATAGGCGATAATTTACAACATATGTTAGATAAATTAGTTAGTAACAAGTATTTAAGAATTGAAAAACCGAAAAATTTGATTGATGGAAAAAGAGAATATAAAGAAGATGCGGAAGAAGGGTATAATATATGTAAAGGTAAGTTAAGTTTCCCGATTAGTAAGATATTAGACCCAAATGATGTATCACCCACCTTAACAGCAACAGATTCCCATAAACTTGCAGTAATTATAAAGGATAAAATTGTTAGACACCTTACATCAAATGAAATGAAAAAAATATGTGGGTTTCCAGATACATTTATTATTCAAAATCACGTAAATTATAGCGATTTATTTGGTAATATGGCAACACCACCTGTTTTAGAAGCTATATTTAATGTTATATTTAATTGTTAATTATTTGTTAAGTATCAAGTACCAGTTTGTTAATATCCAGTTTGTTAATATCCAGTTTGTTAATATCCAGTTTGTTAAGTATCAAGTACCACTTTATTAATATCCAGTACCAGTTTATTATATTGTATTTTATAATATTGTGTACAAATATCTTCAATTATTTGTTGTTTATTTTCTAATTTAGTCGGAGTTTCATTTAATGCTTTACATATTTGTTTCAAAAATAATTCAGGGGTTTTGACTTTATTATTCATATCATTAAAACTACACGGGCGAATATTATACCATATATTTTTTTTTACTTGCATTGATATTGCGTTTTTACCATTATAATTTAATATTTCCCAAACATTACATAATTTGAAGTCTATTAACTCAATAAAATTAGACTTCAAATTATATTTAAATATCATATATCGTGTTTTATACATTTTACGTAAAAGATTTTGTTGTAATTGTGAAATATAACTAATAAAATTTGATATATCAAATGCAGGACTGCCAGAGAAACATTTTAATTCCCACTCCCACATTTTGGATCTATTGTAGAAATCAGGCGATAATTGTTTAGGTCCTTTCTCAAATGTTTGAATGTGGTTTCTTATATATGGAAATAATATATCTTGTATTATATCACCAACAATATTACCGTTATCGATTATTCCGGTATGATTTTCACCATTCAGTAAAGTAATGGTAAAACTTAACTGTATTTTAGAACCGATTAGTGAATTACATATTTCAGTAATTACAGGTGTGTCTGGATCGTAAGACATGATTATAATTACTAATTACATAATTTATTAAAATAAATTAAAAATTGTTAAAATTTACTGTTTAAATAGTTCATAAGAGACATCTCCCCACCTGGGATCGAACCAGGGACCTAAGGATTTCAGTTAAGACCAATGATTATTAGTCTTTCCAGTTACAGTCCTCCGCTCATACCAACTGAGCTATGGAGAGATTTTCTCTTATGAATTATTTGTATTTGTTTTTGTTCTTAATATTTAAAATGTGCTTTACAATATTACAAAAGATTTTAATTTTGTTTTTTATTTTATTTTATTTTATTTTATTTTATTTTACTTATGCATTAACCGCATACACATTAATACCATAATCACCTGAACCAAATTCTATTGGCATCGCACCAACACCTAATCCGGTAGTATCATTATTAACTTTCACAGCAATCTCTTCAATATTACCGAATTTAGATAAGATAACACGACCATACTTATCATTTGGCATTTTTAGTGTACTATAAACAGATATTCCCCCTCCATCTGTACCGTCTAATAACGCCTCGGCAGAAGGGTTATCAGTTGTATCAAAGGTCGCAGCATTAGCTTTGGTTACACCGGTTTCAACTGCTCTAAATAATATATTTAAAATTATTTTAGAAAGTCTGTCCATATCATTATTCATTTCATTGTGTCTGTACCCGACGTATAGTTTATCCGCCAAAATTAAATTCGAATTTGTCGGTAATGGTAGGATGGTAACAGCCGGATTTACATTACTAAAATATGTAAGTGCCCATCCATCAGTTGAATATATTTCATAATCTGTACCAACACCACCGATTCCTTTTGTAGTAATTACAATTTCAATCTTGGAAGGGTCTGAATATAGTTGTTTAAATCTTTGCGAAAATAATAATGCGGTACAATTATCAGATGTACCTAATTTACACACACCTTTGGCTGATACAATATCATCTACAATATCGGTATATGTTTTACCCGCCGTATAATAGGTGGTTTCAACTACTGATCTGGTGTCAGCGATAAAATATGGGGTTGAACATTTTACGTTTTTGTTTACTAATCTGTCAACAGTACCAGTTACGGCATGCATAAGAATATCAAACTCATCATTATTAAATTGGTCAAATCTTGTACCAGTTGTGGTTGCTACAAATAGCAATTTACCTGATTGTATAACATTACCGTCAGTGTCTTCAATTCTTAAAGTGTCATCACCAAATAACGCAGTTGCGTGCATTCTGCAAATATCTGGGAGATAACCTTCCGCTGTAAAATCCTTGGTATTTGGATTAAGAAGTTTTGCGAATGAACGAAATGGCCAGATTGGTAGACCGACTTTTAAATATCCTCTTTCTACGATTTTTTCTCTTAAATCTTTAATATTAAGTGCATTAATTGCGTCTAATAAAGTTTGAGTATTTGTATTATTAACATCTAATACTGTGTTGGTATTTAAATTATTTAAATTTATTAAATTTGTTTCAACATTAGTTAACGAATTAACGATATTTCCTTGAACATTAACTAACGAATTTATGATATTGCTTTCAATATTGGTTTCAGTGTGTACGGTCATTTTTTTTTTATATATATATATAAAAATATTTTTATTTTATTTTATTTTATTTTATTTTATTTATTTTATTTTATTTTAAAATTATAAAAATAGAACTACTATAATTATAGTTTTTATCAATATATGTAATATCCATTTTTATTCTCATCGTGGATAAAAATAAATTACCGCTAACTATCACTATACTTCTTGTATCATTATCATTACTTGAATATTTTAATTTTATTGAATTTGTAATTAAATCAATTACATTTGTAAGATTAGCTATACCCAATGTGGTTGATGTTGTACTGTGAATATCCGGAATAATTATTTCATTATTTACTGTATTTTCAAATGATATTTTTGATTCAATTTCATATAGTTCACCTATATTTGATACATTTAAAACTTCTATGTGTATTTTACCTGTCCATGTAATAGTTGTACTAATCCATGGAGTTAAATGTGGCGATTTATCAAATAAAATATTAATATTTTCAGAACTATAAATAAAACCATTTTTCGGTAAAATACTTAGGTTTGGTAATCCTGATAATGCTTGAAATCTATTAGTAAATATATTAGTTGTTAATTGCGAAGACGACATCGTATTTTTTTATTATTATTTTATTTTATTTTATTTTATTTATTTTTTTAAAAATTTTACAAAAAAATTATTTACTTAAAAATAGAAATCATTTATAATTAGTTCTCTAATACATTATGCCTACAAAAGATACAATGTCAGATACTGTAGAATCAAAATACAAAAAGTTTACCCAAATTGAACATGTTTTGGCACGTCCAGGTATGTACATCGGTGAAATTTCTACTATAACTTCTGAACAATGGATTCTGGATTCCAAAGGTGAAAAAATTATTAATAAATTTGTAAAATGGAATCCGGGCATTTATAAGATTTTTGATGAAATTGTTACAAATGCGTCAGATGAATGTCAACGCAGTAAATCTGTTAAAAATATTAAAATAGATTTTGATATTAAAACGAATAGTATCACAGTAACAAACGATGGTTCAGGAATTCCGATTCAAATACACAAAGAACATGATATTTATGTTCCTGAATTAATCTTTGGTAATCTTTTAAGTTCGAGTAATTATGACGATTCAAAGAAACGAACGACAGGTGGTCTCAATGGTCTTGGTGCGAAATTAACCAATATTTATTCTTGCGAGTTTATCATTGAAACTGTTTCGTCTGGTCAAAAATATAGACAGGTATTTACATCTAATATGTCTGTAATTAATAAACCGGAAATTACAAAAACCAAAGATAAAGACTATACCAGTATTGCTTTCATTCCTGATTTCGCAAAATTTAAACTTACAAAACTGGACGAATTTGATACACTGGACGTTCTTAAAAAACGAGTATTTGATATTTCTGCTATTACACCAAAACATGTTTCAATTTTTCTTAATGGTGATAAGATTCAATGTAAAGACTTTTCAGAATATGTAAGTTATTATATTGGTTCAAAAACCGAATCACCAAGAGTATATTATGAAGAACCAAATGGGAGATGGCAAATAGCAGTGGCATTATCGCACAAGGATTCATTTCAACATGTATCATTTGTTAATGGTCTTAGTACTATTGATGGTGGTTCACATATTGACCATGTAATTCTACCGATTATCAAAAAATGTACAGAAGAAATTCAAGCTAAACATAAAAACATTACTATAAAACCACAATATGTAAAAGATAGTCTATTTGTATTTATTAATAGTACTATTGAGAATCCTACATTTAGTTCTCAAACAAAAGATAAGCATACTACTCGTGTATCTGAATTTGGTAGTAAATTTACATTAAATGATGATTTTACTAAAAAAATTTTAAAATTAGGATTTGTTGATGCTCTCCTTGCTATCGCAGAAGCAAAAGAAAAGAAATCACTATCAAAAACAGACGGTAAAAAAGTGGTTCGGTTAAGTATTCCAAAATTAGATGATGCGAATAAAGCTGGTACTTCCGATTCACTAAAATGTACTCTCATTTTAACCGAGGGTGATTCAGCCAAGACAACCGCAGTATCTGGTTTATCAGTCGTTGGGAGAGATTACTATGGAGTATTCCCACTGCGAGGTAAATTATTAAATACACGTGAAGCAAGTTTCTCGCAAATTTCTAAGAATGAAGAAATTTTAAATATTAAGAAAATTCTTGGACTTCAAACGGATACTAAAAATACTAAAAATTTAAGATATGGTAAAATACTTATTATGACAGACGCAGATTATGACGGATTTCATATTAAAGCATTACTGATTAATTTCATTGATAATGGTTGGCCACAACTTCTCAAAGAAATCTTTATTGGGAGTATTCTTACACCGGTTGTAAAAGTGTCAAAAGGTTCTGAACGTCTTTCATTCTATACTCATAAAGAATATACAAATTGGAAAGATACTGAAAAAGCGTCGGGTAATTGGCACATTAAGTATTACAAGGGTTTAGGAACTTCTACGGCAACAGAAGCAAAGGAATATTTTAAAAATCTCAAAGTACTTAATTATGTAAATAAATCTGAAAAAGATACAGATTCCTTAATTCTGGCGTTTAAGAAAACGGAAGCAGACCAACGTAAAGAATGGATTCGTGAACATACTGAAAAGTTTGAAGGTCTTGATTATCTAACCAAAGAAGTAGTACCAATATCACAGTTAATTAATAAAGAACTTGTGCTTTTCTCAATTAGTGATAATATTCGCAGTATTCCGTCAATCGTGGACGGGTTAAAACCTGGACAGCGTAAAGTATTATTCGCTTGTTTCAAGAAAAATCTTAAAAATGAAATCAAAGTGGTACAATTAGCTGGTTATGTATCAGAACAAACTTCTTACCATCACGGTGAACATTCACTACAAGAAACAATTATTAAACTTGCTCAAAATTTTGTTGGAGCAAATAATATGAATTTACTTGAACCAGTAGGACAATTTGGGAGTCGTGTTCTAAATGGTCAAGACGCATCAAGTCCTCGTTATATTTTTACACATCTATCTAAATATTCAGAAGAATTATTTAATCCACAGGACTTCCCGATACTTGAATATCTAAATGACGATGGACAAAGTATTGAACCAAAGTATTATGTGCCGACACTTCCACTTATACTTATAAATGGTGTTGAGGGTATTGGTACAGGATTCTCTACAAAAATTCCAGCTTTTAATCCGGATGATTTAAAATATTGTCTTGAAAAATTAGTTGAAAACCCAGATTATGTAATTCCGGAACTTACACCATGGTATCGGGGGTTTGAGGGTCATATAGAAAAAGTAGAAAAAAATAAATGGGTATCATTTGGTAGTTATGTAATTACTGACAACGTAATTAAAATTACAGAATTACCAATTGGTGAATCAATTGAAAATTACAAACAATTCTTGGAAAAAATGGAATCAGATGACCGCATTATTACATTTAAAAATAATTCAAGTGATACGAAAGTAATGTTTGAAATCAGTCTAAGTAAAGCAACAATTAACCAATGGGAATATTCTGGAACACTTGAAAAAAATCTTAAATTAACCAGTAATATTAATGCTACAAATATGCACGTCTTTAATGAAAATGGTAATCTTCAAAAAATGGACACACCAGAAGAAATTCTAATATCTTTTTATAGAATTAGAAATAGATACCATATTTTACGAAAGCAATATCTTACAGACAAAATTAATAAAGAACTTATAATTTTAGAATCAAAAGTAAAATTTGTAAAGGCAATTGTAAATGACGAACTGGTTGTATTTAAACGAAAGAAGCAAGATATTACATTAGATATTAAAAAAATGAATTTATATGAAAATCCAAATTATGATTACTTAATGAATATGCCGATTCATACGTTTACAGAAGAAACAATTGATAAATTAGAAAAAGAATACAAAACCAAACTGGAAGAATATGCGATAATTGAAAAAACAACTATTAAAGACTTATGGAAACAAGACTTTAATAAAATTAATTAAAACAAAAGTTTTAATAAAATAATAAAATAATAAAATAATAAATATAAATAAATATAAATGAGTGAAAGTTTAAAATCTAAAAGAATAAAGACATATGATATAAATAATAAACTATTACCATATGATATTGAAGAAAAATTAATTAAAATTCATAAATTAAATAGTTTTCCGAAAGTTCCAAGTGTTAAAAATAAAAAAAAATATGAAAAAGCATTAGTAAATATATGTAAATTTCAAGCTTATGATCAAGAAACAAGACAATTAAAAGTTAAGAAAATTGCTACATTATTAAAAAATTATATGTTAGATAATAAAACGGACTATTCGGGTAATTATAACCAAAATTATAGTGACCAATTTATAGATTTAATACTGATGATTTATTATAATATTAGTCAAATATCTAATAATACAAAATATAACTTATTAAGATTAATGGACAATTTTTCTAAATATTATATTATATATTTATTAAGTATACACGATAATTATAAAATATTTTTAAAAAAAATAATACCACGAAAATTAATAATTTTTTTAAATGATATAGATAGAGAATTATATAATGATTATACACGTAAATATGGTAAAAATTTTGTACAAGATATGAATATACATGATAGATTTAAATTTTTAATTGAATTTATACAAAAATCAAATTTTAGATCTTCTGATATTGATTTTTTCAAGGTTAGTAAATATGTTTTTGATGAAAATATAAAATTTTTCAAATCTGATTTAGACCCATTAACATTAAATTTTGCAAATACTTTTTCATTTGAAACATGTTCATATTTATATCATACGTTAAACCGATAAATCATTTATTTTTGTAACGTGCTTAATATATTTTTAAGCTCATTTATTCTTATCAATTCCAATTTATATTGAGGAGTACCTTGGGTCAATTTATTCAGTATATTTTTTTCATACTGAATAAAACCTGTAATAAACTTTATATTCGCAGAATCAACAAATAAATTCATTCTACCTGTTACTGTATTTAAATTATGCGTTTCATCTGGTAATAAATCTAAATTAAATTTTGCACTACCTAAATCACTATTTAATAATGTGATTTTATAAGTTCTTTGTTCTTCTGAATGAGTAAGTACTCCATTTGGAGGGTCTTCATTAAACGTATTATCACCCGTTGATACTTTGAATAAAGAAACGAACGCATCAAATGATATATTACTTGTTTGTCTAAAAGGACGGTCAGAAAATTGAATGATACTTTCAGTATCAGTATCAGTAACAGTTAATGTACCGCCTGTATTAGTTCTTTCAAAAGTAGCATTGTTAAATATAGCGGAAAATAGATAACTGGGTGTATTAGGTAAAATATTATCAGATTTAATTTGTTGTGCGTCAAGACGATTAACTTTTAATTTATTAAACTGTTTATTTTGTAAAAGAGAAGAGGAAGCCATTGTATAATAAATAATAAATAATAAAAAATAATAATAAAAATAAAAATAATAAAAATAATAAAAATAATAATAAAAATATATATTTATTATTATTTTTTTTATTTATTAAAGTTCGTAAATACTTTTTCATTTGAAACTTATGATAACCACGACTTTAATTGATTATATAAAAATTAAATGTTCCAGGGTAACAATGTCGGATAGAATATGTGTTAATAGTTTAATATATATTTCACATGACATTTACTATTTAATAATTATTACAATATTTATTTATAATAATAATTTCGCATGCGGTTTTTTTTCTTGCTGTTGGATTACTATTTAAACATCTACTAATCTCTATTTCAATAACTTTATAATCAATATTTAAGTATTTAGTTAATAATGATAAATATTCAGGATTATTTGAATTACTTAGTATACAAGCAACACCATTTTCTGATAATTTATTATATGTTTTGATTACATTAATGTCATCTTCATTTGTCCATTTAGTTTTATTATAAGTTGTAAATGTATTATAATATGGAGGATCTATATAAACAAAATCTTTATTTGTTATTTTATCAATGTAATAATGATAATTTTTATTTTCTATATTTATTTTTTTAAGAAAATTGCTTAGATTTGTAATATTTTTATGATTGTATAATTCAATATTTTTACCATTACCAAATGGTACATTAAAATCACCTTTTGAATTTTCTCTATATAAAGCATTAAAACAGGTTTTGTTTAAAAACATAAAATTTGCTGATAATGTAACACTTTTAGTTTCTTGGTTTTTAGTTTCTTGGTTTTTAGTTTCATTAAACTTAATGCGAATATCACCATAGTATTCTTTTTTTTTTTCGATAGTTAGAATATTATAATGAGTTTGAATACTATCCATTTCTTTTATTAAAATATCGCAATTATTTTTAATATCACTATATAAATTGCATAAAACATTATTAATTTCTGTACAATATGAGTTATTCTTTTTTAAATCAAACAACAATGAACCTCCACCTAAAAATAATTCATAGTAATTATTGTAATTATCAGGTATATATTTTTTAATATTATTTAAAATTCTTGATTTTCCACCAACCCATTGAATAGGAGATTTTATTGAAGAAATAAAATTTCTTTTATCACATATAAATAAATATTCTAATACTTGTTTTTCGGTTTCTTTGTTATTGTTTGATTTATATCTTTTATAATCAATTTCTTTTACTGCTACATTACCAAATTCTGACATTAATTTAATTATATCTTCTTTTGTTGCGTGAGATTCACTATTGTAACTTAAAACAATTATATTAGAAGTTAATTCTAAAAAACTTTTTAAATTATATAAAACATTTTTTTTATAACACCAGGTAGAAACAGGAAGTTTAGCTGGTAATCCTACAATAGATTTACCTATAATGGGTTCTTCTAATTTAGATATAGTTTCAAGTAAATGATAGTTGCTACCATATTGTCTACTATTATATGGAGGGTCTAAATATAAAATACATTTATCATTTATTTTATCTTTTAGAGTATCATATGATTCCCCATGATAAACATTTTGTATAAATTTATTATTATCTAATTTTTCCACACTTTTAAAATTCAATTGAATTTTGTTTTTAGCATTATGTTGTAATTTTTTTAAATATGAACCATATACACCAGTTATATTAGAAACTTTATCAACTGCTTCAAGTAAAATACCAATTAAATATATTTTTTCACTATGTGTTATTTCATTTTTGGTGTTCCATTCATTAATTTTAGAAATTATAGAATCTATTTTTTTTCCATTTGATTCTGAAAAATATAATCTATTGCTTGTTCCATTTTCGCTGTATAAATTAAAAATAAATCCACAACTTTCTTCAAGATTATTTAAAATTTCAATTAAATTTTTCATTTTGTTTAAATCAACATTATCAGTAGTTAATTCAAGTTTACATTTAGAAATTATATAAGAAGAATGTAATAATTCGCACGATAATATATTAAATTTATTTTTAAAAAAATTTGATACTGCACCTGTTCCAGAGAATACATCTACAAAAGTATTAACATTTACTAAATCTAAATTTAATATATTTTCAGATAAAAAATCTAATAGTTTATCTTTATTACCTATGTATCTCATTATAAATAACTTAATTTTATATATAGGATTACTTTAAGTGTTTATTAGTCATTATCATTAGTCATTAGTCATTATCATTAGTCATTATCATTAGTCATTAGTCATTAATCATTAGTCATTAGTCATTAGTCATTAATCATTATCATTAGTCATTAGTCATTAGTCATTATCATTAGGAAAAATTTCTTCAATTTCTTGTTCGGTGGGTAATTCGTTATAATTTTTTACCCACCATTTTTCAGTACGATCTTCGAACGTACTAAACATTAATAAATTACGATTATTTAATTTAGTATTGGGATTATTTTCAAGTGTTTTTATATTACCACCAAATGTCGTTATTCCATAATAAATACTAAAATTATCTAATTTTTGTTTTTGTTTAATATTTTGATTGAACCAATTTATTTCTAATAATAATTGTTGATTAATATTTTTTAAATCTGTTTTATTATTTCTTTTACCTTCTATTATAATAATACTATTATTTTTATAAACAATTAAATCTGGAATACCTTGTGTTCTGTTTGAGTTTGAACTATCATTATTTTCATGTGTAGTATATTTTTCACTTTGATAGTATTCACCATTTTTTATATCTAATATGTTTGATTTTTCGCCACCGGCATGATTATGAAAAACAGTAATCCAGTCTTTTTCATTTAAAAGTTCTTCTAAATAAATGGTGGTGTTTTTTTCTGACCATGACGGTTTGCAATATTTTTCATTTATAGATTTTATATCGAATTTAAAATTTTCAAAATTCTCAAATACAATATCTTCATTATTTAAGTATTTAGATAATGTTGTTAATAATTTTGAGTTAGAATTTAAATGTTTTTCACTTAAATTATGTTTCTTAATTATAAATTTACTTTCTGGGTCAATTTTTTTTATTAATGATATTAAAGTAGAAATATATCCACTATTTGGGTCATGTATTGTATTTTGGTTATCACTGTGTAATAAGTTACATTCAATCACATAACTATTATTTTGACGATTATCTAAATTCTCTGGAATTAAATCATAAAAATATTTAAGATTTTGTTTTAACTTATCTATTGTATTACGTCCTCCTGTACTAATATTTGCTTTATACTTATTATTAAATTTTTTACATATTTGTATTAATTCTCCCTTACTTGTTTTTTTATCATTAATTATTTTTAATACAAAATCTTTTTCTTCTTTTGAAATAATTAATGAAGTATATTCATTATTTTTTGGACATACTCTTGCTATTGTTCTTGTATTACTATTAATTAAATTTATTGGTCTATATAATCTATTATTAGTTCCACTACACTGTTTTGTAGAATTTATTGGTCTATATAATCTATTATTAGTTTCGCTACAACGTTTTGTAGAATTTATACAATATTCAATAATTTTTAATTTTTCATCTTTAGTATATTCATCTAAATTACTATAATTATTTTCTTGTATTTCTGTTTTATATTTAGATCCATCTTTTTCTGTTTTAATAAATACACTTTTAATATTACACATATTTGCGAATAACATTGCTATTTTAAAATATTGGGGTTCATTAACAGAACTATTTATTATATTAATATCATAAATTATATATTTTGATACATTTTTTTTAAAGTTTAAAAATTTTATAAATCTTTGATATACCATATTTCCGGCGTCACCTATATCATTTTTTGTAACTTCAATAGCTATATCAGGTTCATTATATAATATAGTATCAATTTTCTTTAAATTATCATATTTTAAATATATATTAATATCAGAAAACGCTTGACCTGAACTATTATATCGGGTAACATATATAATAGTTATTATATTTATGCCAATTTGTATTGTGTAACCATTTATATTAATATTTTCTTTTTTATAATTTTCTTTTTTATAATTTTCTACATCGAGCTTTATTACATTTTTCAGTATATAATTCATAACATTATCAGATATTTTTTCTTCTGTTGCTATTAAAGTATATTTTAGATTATTTGAAATACAATCAATAAGGTCTTTTCTCGTAATAGTAGAATTTTCAACTTTATCCATTAAATGTTTTTTAAGCATTAATAATAATATTAATATTTATTTTTTTTTATTAATTCCTCCGGTTTATATATTTTCAATTCCATTCATCTAAAACATTATTAATTTTAATATAAATATTGGGATTTTGATATTCACTTTCACTATATACATTACATGTTCCCAGTGGAGCATATGGATTATCTACCGCAAACAATGTATCTCCGGATATTTTACATTTACCATTGTCGCTATAATCAGTTAATGAACAAACTTGTTCATCATATGCCCAAGTATATGTCATACAATTATCTTTATTACCAGGTTCATTTGGTCGTATAAAATTATTCCATTTTTTTGCTTCTGGTTCAATATTATTACTTGTATAATCCCAACTTTTATGATAATTTAATTTATCAGTTGCAAGTCCACTTCCGGCAGCTGCGCAACATTGGTCATCGGACATTTTACTTTTTCCATTACTCCAACATATACCGTCTTTTTGGTTAGTATTATAATATGGTGCTCCAATTAATTTTGGTGCTATACATGATGGATATTTTATATCGTGTCCTTTTGACGATAAAGTTGGAGTTCCTTTATTATCTTGTGGACACTTTTGTAAATCAGTTGGACAACTAAAATTTAAACATGATTTAGAATTATTATTTATATCTGCGGTTATATTAGAATTAATACCGTCAACCGCTGAAAAATTTAATACCCAATTTTTCCACTCATCTTTTGTATTCACATTCCATTCAACCCTTTGTACTCCAAGAGGTGATGTCGCATTTTCTGTATTATCCGGTGTAAACCACGCACCAACACCAGAACATTCCATGTTTTCACTACCCAATTCACCTTTTTGTGCATGTCTAAAACACCATACCGCCTTACCTGAACCATCATTACTTATAGGTAATTGTAATAACCATTTTTCATTTGGTAATAAACGTTGTGCCGGATAAATAGGAGTTTCTTTTTTATTACCATCTTTATCTATTACATAAAAATGAGCACCACTTAATTTTGGACCGTTTCCCCATATCTTATCAATATCACCATTGTCTTTGGCATCAATATCATATCCACAATCTTCAACACCATAATCCATATCTGTTGTACCCACAACAGCTTCTTCTTTTTTTAGACAATTACCGTTGGCCTCTGGAGGATTACAAGCACCAGTTCTACCAACACCACATGGTGGTTTATTTACATCTAAATGTACTATAATTGGTTTATTAGAAGTATTTTCAAAAACAAGTGAGTTTTTATCAGTCGGACCAGAAGGACCAGAAGGATCAGAAGGACCAGAAGGACCAGAAGGATCAGAAGGACCAGAAGGACCAGAAGGATCAGAAGGACCAGAAGGACCAGAAGGACCAGAAGGATATGAAGGATCAGAAGGACCGGAAGGACCAGTTTTTAGTAATTTATATATTGAAAATATTGATGTAATTAATAATATAAGTACTATAATTATCATTAAAATATTAGTTGAATACATATTTTTAGTTTATTATAGTAATTTTATTATTTTTTATTATTTTTTATTAATTCAATCGGTTTATACATTTTTTTTATTTATTTTTCCAATATAATAAATAAATCAAACTTCCAGCAATAGCACAATTAAAAGCACCCCATAAGGTATCCATTATAACTATTTCAAATTTCCATTCTTTTAATATTGCGAAGTTAGTAAAATTAAATACCCCATAAATAACAAAACCAACTAATAATGAATATACTAATGCTTCATAATATGATTTCGGTCTTTGAACCGCAAGTGCAGAGCATATAAATAACCAAACTACTAATGCAGCATAAATATTAATAGGATTTTTAGTTACATGATACTTATTTTTCGTAAAAGAAAACCATATATAATCAAATACAATCAATGAAATAAAAGCAATTAATCCTCTCATTGTTCCTTGTAAACTATTTGCATATGAATCAAAAAATATTAATTGAGTATTCATACTTTTACTTTTACTTTTATTTTTCTTTTTATTTTTCTTTTTATTTTATTGAGTTTATTTATTTTATTGAGTTTATTTATTTTATTTTACTTTTTATTTTATTGAGTTTAAATAATTATTTTGTAATGGTAAATAACTAATTTTGTTCATTAAAAAATGGAAAGGACTTTTCACTTTATTATAAATATCTTCGACGAAGGTAACGTGTGAATCCATTCTTTGTGTTTCTCTTGAAATTTTTTCACTGTTATTTATTAATTTATCAATTTTTTCATCAATATTATCAATTTTTTTGGATAATTTATTAATTTTTTCAGATAGTTCATTGATTATGTTATCAATGTTATCATTATCACAATTATGTTTTGTTGACATTACAAAATTACAATTATTTTAAAATTAAATATTTAATCTTATAATAATAATAATATTAGTTAATTATAAAATATGTCTTATAATAAGTCTAATTTGAAAATGAGTGCGAAAGGAAATATGTATCCAATGTATCCCTCACGTACGTATGATAACCGCCGTGATTTAATTACACCACCAACAACAAACATGAATTCAGCACCATTATTTTATATAGGTGACCGTGTAAATACATTATGGTCATCTACAAGTCCCGTTAGTCCGTTAGCAATTGGTATAATGCGGTTTGGAAATAATCAGTATAGTTTACATGACGTATTTGGTAATATGAAACACGTAAAGGGTCAATTATTACCAGATAAAGTACCAAATTTAAATTTAAATGTTGATTATAACGGTAATTATAAACTATTAGATTTAGCTGGTAATTCACATAAAATATATTCAGATTCACATGGAAATTATGTTAAATACAATAAAAGTCAATTTTATTTATAAATAAAATAAGTAAATAGTAATGGGATATTGTCCATTTAAAAAATTTAGTAACATTTTCGGTGAATCTGGAAAAGGTTTACATAGTATTCGGATATTAGATACCGCAATAATTGATTATATATTAAGTATTTTATTAGCATTTCTATTAGCTTGGATTACTGGTATACCACTTGTTATAATGACTATTATAGTATTATTTATTGGAATTATACTTCACATTTTATTTGGAATAAATACAAATGCTGTTAAATTTTTAGGATTAAATTGTTAAATAAAAAATAAAATAAAATAAAATAAAATAAAATAAAATAAAATAAAATAAAATAAAATAAAATAAAATAAAATAAAATAAAATATATATATATATTATAAAATGAAAAACGGAATGTTATATGCGGGTTTAGTTTTAATGGTTGTTGTGATTGTAGTAATTGTAGTAATTGTACTTATGAATAATAGTGGCAAAAAAGATGTAAAATCTGTAAAATCTGAATTTGTTGATGATATGAAATCTATTACATTACCGTCATCTATCACGACTATTACAGGTAGTAATAAATTAGATGATAAATTTATTGTATATGTATATAATAAGTACCAAACGAAAATCAATAATATATACCATAATTCAGTAAATAAAAAATTATTTGAAAATATTATAACCGGAACAAATAGAAAAAAATGTTTAAATGAAATATTATTACTTGATTTTGTTAATGCATTTCAGACAATTGCCGGTAAATTAATGGATTCAAAACCTAAAATGGTAAAAACAATGGCGGCTTTAATAGTAACGATGATTATAGACCATAAAAGAACGTCAACATCTCATGATATGTCTGGGTCAGATTTAAGTTCATTAATGGCGTTAGGAAGCAGTAAATCAATATGGATTAAGCCACGTTATGCTGGTGGTGTGGGTACTGGGTTCGTAACATTAGATGATTTAATTAAAGCAGGTGCTATTACTAACTCTGGAATGGTAGGCGGTACGAATTATACTGTACATTTATCCATACTTTTACCATATTTAATGAGTACAACTTTAAATATTTCCAATTTAAATGATGGATTCAATAAACCAATTAATAATTTTATTCAAAATAA